CTATGGCTCACACCAAGCAGGTTAAGTCGGCAAACCCGCTTAACGACGGCTTTACGTCTTACAACTCTGGTGACGGCGTAACGCTGTTCAGCACGGCTCACCCGCTGGTAAACGGTGGCACTAACGCTAACCGACCTACCACTGCGGCTGATCTGAATGAGACCTCTCTGGAGGATGCAGTGATTAACATCGCGGCATTCACCGATGAGCGTGGTCTGCTGATCGCGGCACGTCCTCGTCGTCTGATCGTTCCACCCGCACTTCAGTTTGTGGCAACTCGCTTGCTTGAAACTGATGGACGTGTTGGCACGGCTGACAACGACATCAACGCCCTTCGCAACAACGGGTCGATCCCAGAAGGCTACTCAGTCAACCACTTCCTGACTGACACCAACGCCTTCTTCATCATCACCGATGTACCGAACGGCATGAAGCACTTCCAGCGCACCGCTCTGGAAACCTCTATGGACGGCGACTTTGATACCGGCAATGTTCGGTACAAGGCTCGTGAGCGATATAGCTTCGGCGTATCCGATCCTCTGGGAATCTACGGATCACCCGGAACGTCCTAACCACTCAGGGGGCTTCGGCCCCCTTTTCTTTTCCTGACTATTTGTTCCACATGGAACAATAGACTCACCCAGACAGGAGACTCTCATGGGTACTACCACTTTCTCTGGTCCTATCAAGTCCGGGACCATCAAGGACACCACTGGCACAACTGTTGGCACTAACGTCAAGAATGTTGGCTTTGTGAAAAGCGCTCAGACTGCAAGCTGGTCACAGAGCACTACTGCGGCTGATACCGGAATTGTTGTCCCCGCTAACAGCCAGATCGTAGAGATTGCGATTTACATTACCACTGCGTGCGATGCCGCTAACATTTCAATGGGAACCTCCAGCACTTCGACAGAGTTGTTCACTGCTTTGGCCGCAGGAACTGCCGCTAACGTAATTCACCACGGCTCTGACGGCACAATTACCGATGCAGACACATGGGTGGACATCGGCTCTTCTGACCTGCCGATCTACATCGACTTTTCTGCCGGGACCAGCGGCGCTGGCTATGTGACTGTCGAGTATATTCAGGGCATCAACAACGCCTGATCGCAGTTAGATTAACGGGGGCGCAAGCCCCCTTTTTTGGAGGAGAATATGGCTGACACAGTTACCAGTCAGACTATTGAGGACGGTCCCCGCACTGCAATCTTAGCATTCACAAACGTCAGTGATGGCACCGGCGAGTCCGCAGTTACCAAGATTGATGTCTCGGCCCTTTCCGCAAACCCAGCCGATAGCGCGGCCTGCTCCAGCGTCAATATCGAGTGCATTTGGTACTCAACTATTGGCATGGGAGTAGAAATCTTATTTGACGCAACCACAGACGTTCTTGCGTGGGAGCTTCCTGCTGACTATTCAGATTCACTGGATTTTTCTGAGTTTGTTGGCATCCCCAACAACGCGGGAGCGGGTAAGACTGGTGACATCAAATTCACCACTGTGGGCCACACAAGCGGCGATTCATACAGCATCGTCATGAAAGTTAAGAAGAATTACGGCTGATGCGTCAGTACTACAAGAAAGGCGGCAAAACAAAGTCGAGGGTGAACGAAGCTGGAAATTACACGAAACCATCCCTACGCAAGCGGCTATTCAACAAGATCAAATCTGGGGGAAAAGGCGGCAAACCGGGTCAATGGTCTGCCAGAAAAGCACAAATGCTCGCAAAGCAGTACAAAGCGGCAGGCGGAGGCTATAAAGACTGATGGCGCTCAAAAAGTCGCAAAAGTCACTCAAGAAGTGGACAAAGCAAAAATGGCGCACAAAGTCGGGCAAGCCGAGCACCCAAGGGTCGAAAGCAACGGGCGAAAGGTATTTGCCTGAAAAGGCAATCAAGTCCCTATCCTCTCGCGAGTATGCGGCTACTACGCGGAAAAAGAGAGCGGACACCAAGAAAGGCAAACAGCACTCCAGCCAACCCAAGAAGGTAGCCAAAAAGACAGCGAGGCACAGAAAGTAATGCGTCAGTATTACAAGAAAGGCGGGCGCGTTGACAAGAAATCAATGGCCTGTAACAAGCCAAAGCGAACTCCGGGCCATTCCAAAAAGTCGCACATTGTAAAAGCGTGCGAGGGCGGCAAGGAAAAGCTGATCCGTTTTGGTCAGCAAGGCGTCAAGACGAACCAGACTGTCGGCCAGCGCAAGGCGTTTAAATCGCGCCACGCCAAGAACATCAAGCGCGGCAAAATGTCAGCGGCTTACTGGGCTGACAAGGTTAAGTGGTCGCCCAGCAAGACCAAGTCCAAGTCCAAAAAATGGAAGAAGGGTAGCTGATATGCCTATTAGCAGGGCGCAGGCCGGAAAGCAGACCAAAAACGCGCCAAAATCAAAGAAAATACCACCTGCCAAGTGCCGCAATGGGTTAGCGGTGCGCGGCAGAACAAAGGGGCGGGTTGTATAAATGGCTACGAGCGGGACTACCAGCTTTACCCTTGATTTGTCAGACGTTATTGAGGAGGCATACGAGCGTGCTGGGCTGGAAGTCAGGAGCGGGTACGACTACAAAACTGCTCGCCGCAGTCTTGATCTGCTCATGCTTGAATGGCAAAACAGGGGCCTTAACCTCTGGACAGTACGGGACACCACGCTGGCTCTTGTTGCGGGGACAAGCTCCTACGACCTTACTGCTGACAAGTTAGATATTATTGAGGGTCTTTTGCGTACCGACGCAGGAGATGCGTCAAAGCAGGCAGACCTGACGATGCAGAGAATTTCTGTCAGTCAGTACGCGCACCAAACAAACAAGCTGACCCAAGGTAGGCCGCTACAGTATTACGTTGAGCGCAAGCCGGCGGGCATCACGGTGCACTTCTGGCCCGTGCCGGATGCAACTACCAGCTACACCTTCGCCTACTACTATATGGATAGGATTGAAGACTCCGGCAAGCCCGCGTCAAACAACATGGATGTTCCCGCAAGGTTTTTGCCGTGCCTTGTCTCCGGCCTCGCATATCAGATCGCCAGCAAGCGACCCGAGGCGTTACAGCTTGCGCCGTCTTTGAAGCAGGTTTATGAGGAGCAGTGGAGCCTCGCGGCAGACGCGGCACGGGAAAAGGCGTCCCTGTACGTCTCGCCCGGAGGCTATAACGACCTATGAGCAGTTTCGCTAAGGGCAAGCACGCTTACGGATTCTGCGACAGAACGGGCTTTCGCTACCCGATTCGGGATTTGGTGCGCCAGATCGAAGACGGTCGGTGGAATGGCCTGATGGTTGGGCGTGACGTGGTAGATCAGGACCAGCCTCAGCTAAAGCTTGGAGATGTCAATGCGTCTGATCCGCAAGCTCTTCGGAACCCAAGACCGGACGATAGTTTATCTGAAAGTCGATCATTATCTGCGTTTGACCCTGTGGGTGGCGGCAATACTGCTTTGGGTAGCCGCACTGTTGGTCTCGACATGTCAGGGGCAGTCGGGCGCGTAACAGTGGAGATTTCGTAGTGTCCTACACGTTCACAACACTCAAGCAGGCGATACAGGACTACACAGAGTCAAGCGAAACAAGTTTTGTTGACAACCTGTCTCGGTTTATCACGCAAGCCGAAGATCGCATCCTAAAGAGATGCCAGTTGCCAGACTTCAGGAAAAACGTCACCGGTAGCGTAGCCGCCGGCAATCAGTATGTGATTATGCCGTCAGACTTCCTGACGCCATACTCTATGGCCATCGACAACTCTGGCTATGAGTATTTGGTGCTTAAGGATGTCAACTACATACGGGAAGCCTATCCCTCGTCTTCGACGCAGGGCGCCCCAAAGTACTACGGCATTTTCAGCGACACATCATTTATTGTCGGCCCTACGCCGGATAGCGGGTATGCGGTTGAGTTGCATTATTTCTACAAGCCAGAGTCAATTACCGTTGCATCTAGTGGGACAAGCTGGCTCGGCACAAATGCAGATTCTGCACTGCTTTATGGCTCCCTTGTTGAGGCATACACCTACCTGAAGGGAGACCCTGACATTATGCAGGTGTACGCACAGCGCTACGAAGAGGCGGTGTCGCGATTAGAGGAGCTTGGCGAAGGCTACAGTACCACAGACAGCTACCGCTCTGGGGCGGTCAGAAAGCCGAGAACATAATGCTTGAGTTGGAAGTGGGTTCTGTTGGCGTTGCCACGACAACAAACAGGGGTTTCACGCCGGAAGAAATTGCTGAGCGGTGCCTCGACAAGATAATTAACGTCTCAGAGGATGCTGGGCCGGCGGTCAAGGCTCAAGCTGATGCATTCCGCAATCAAATCCGGGTTGTTCTAATTCATTACATGAAAGAGGCGATCAGCAGTGATCGAACAACCGTTTGCAACGCTCTCACAGAGGCGGGGCAAAGAGACCTAGCCAACATGATCAGGAGACTTTGATATGGCGTTCAGCGGTAACTTTATGTGTACCTCTTTCAAGAAAGAGCTTATGGAGGGGATACACAACTTCAAGAACTCCGGTGGTAGCACCTTCAAGCTTGCCTTGTATGACAACAACGCAAGCTTTACCGCCGCAACAACCGCGTACACCACCAGCGACGAGGTGAGCGGAACAGGCTACACGGCGGGAGGAGGCTCCCTCACAAGGGTTGACCCCAGCACTTCAGGGACAACCGCATTGACCGACTTTGCCGACTTGACGTTTAGCTCTGCGACGATCACCGCAAGGGGGGCGTTAATATACAACGACACGGCCACCGGCGATCCAAGCATTGTGGTTCTGGATTTCGGCGCAGACAAAACCTCAAGCGCAGGCGACTTTACGATTATTTTTCCCACGGCGGATGCTTCTAACGCAATTATCAGGATCGCGTAAATATGGCGCTTGTTGTCGCTGATCGGGTAAAAGAAACAACCTCTACCACAGGCACAGGCGCAGTAAGCCTTGCCGGTGCAGAGTTGACCTTTGTTACGTTTTCGTCCGTCATGTCGGATGGCGACACGACGTACTACACGATTGTTGACAACACCAACTCTGAGTTTGAGGTTGGTCTTGGAACCTATGCCAGTTCTGGCAATACACTCACCAGAACGACAATTTTCTCCAGTTCAAATAGCAATAATGCGGTTAATTTTCAGGCTGGGCCAAAGGATGTGTTCCTGACCTATCCTGCTGACAAGTCAGTAAGACTGGATGCCAACGGCAAGATCGCTGAAAACCAGACGTTCGCAGGCACAGTTACCCTAAACGCAGACCCGTCCTCTGGGTTGCAGGCCGCCACAAAGCAGTATGTGGACGACACGGCGGCAGAGGGTATCCAGTATCACAGTCCTGTCCGTGTAGAAAAAGAGGGCAACCTATCCGCCACCTACGATAACGGCACGGCG